TGGTAGTTGTAGAGTTACCCTCTCCTGTGACGGCAATAGACCCTGCTGTTGATGTGCCTGTGAGTGTGTTTGTTTTAAGAGTTGCCATTGTTTATCCTATGACGGTTTAGTAGGAAAGGTTACAGATGACATATCAAGACCAATCATAGTTCCTCCTAAATCTATTATCTTAGGTTTTGCTGTCTTAGTTATATCCCTAAGTGCTTGTCTGTATGTTTTCCAATCAGCTTGTTTACTATCAGAAAGAGGACTATCAGGCATTACTGTCCAATCACTTTGGGCTAATAAGCGATTTCTGTGTTCTCTAAGTTTTATTAATTCTAAACTCATCCTATCATTGCTCCAGTAAAAAAACAGCTTACATTTTGAGTATTGCCAAAGTGTGCAATACTAAGGCACACAGTATCATTTGCTGTCATATAAAAAGTTGCAGTAAAAACATATCGAGTTAATTCAGCAGCACTATTATTAGTTTGATTAACTGTATAATACTGCAAAATACTACCACCACCAGAATTACTGTGTTGTAAAAATCCGTAACTTTGTTGTAATTCACTAAAAACAAATGAACCACCAAAAGTATAAACGGCACTTACAGGAGCAGTAAATTTTCCTGTGCTTGTTGAATAGTGATTACCATTATTATTTTGCATGGTGTCTGGAATTAAAATTGTAACCGTGCTTCCACTCACAGATTGATTTGTCTTTGTTCCAGAAAAATAAGGACGATTAGGCATGACCATTAAACCATTGCTATCCACAGTCTGAGCAGTAGTATTATTCGTGTGCTTTATATTTTGTACGAGAATATTGCTCATAGTATTGCTACGTTCCCTCCTGATTCTATTGTCAGTGTAGACCCACTCGCTATTGTCAAAGGTCCTGTGACATTTGCGTTCTCTGTAGCTGCGATTGTTACATCACTGTCAAGTGACTGTGCATTAGTTCTGAACATACCACCATGCTTAAAATTACCCTTGTTTGCTTCAGGTACTGTGACACTGCCGTCTGCTGTACCAAGAAAGTTAACAAATATATTACCTGTGCCACTTGATGGGGCTGCTGTAAACGTCAGTGTTGTGCCGTCAGGCACTGTATAAGCGTTGCTGTCCTGTACTACACCATCAACTGATACAAGTATGTCCTGAACGCTAGTGACGGTCTGTGACAGCGTAAATGTCGTGTCAGAGCCATCTCCGTTGAACCTTTGCACAGATGGTATTGTGTTGAAACTTGTAGCTGACTGATTTCCAATATGGGGCATTAAGTTATCTCCATAATTGACAAGGTTATGTCTGTTGCTCCTGATGCTACTAGAGATATTGTATCTGTGGTTTCCATAACCACTTTATTACCTGCAAGAAGTTCTAAGGAAGAGCCAGCAGGTATGGGAGCGTTAGTTACTAACTCTACGGCTTGGTTTGCCTCGTTGTTTGCTCCTGCTCTATTACTTGTATCTGAACCTAATGTAACGGTAGCTGTTACCTGACTTGTGGTTGTGTTTCCTAACATTAAACCTAGTATCACCGTGGTGGTGCTACTCGCTACTGTATAAATTACGTCACTGCTTGTTACCCCTGCTTTTGTGACGACTTTAAATGTATTTGCCATATTATCACCCCAATGCGATTGCTAATGCCGTGGCATCGTCTGTTGTTGCTGCTCCAATGTCACTTGCCACCTCTGATGCACTTCTACCCTCTATAGTAGTTCCGTCTACTCGTAAGAAATCATTATCAGCTACACCAGAGCCAAACTGAGCTACATTTGTGTTTGATATCCCCACAGCTAAAGTTGCTGCTGTTCCTAAACCTATGTCTGATCTAACTTCCGATGCACTTCTACTCTCTAAACCACTAGCTGTAAATCGTGCAAACTCATCGTCAGCTACACTTGAACTGTCTATCTTAACTGCATTCGTATCAGATATACCAAAAGTAAGAGATGCTTGACCTCCAATATCTGACAATACTTCAGATGCTGATCTACCCTCTACGGCTGTTCCATCTATTCTTAGAAAGTCGTTATCTGCTACACCTGATGTGAATGTTGCAACATTACCACTACTTATACCCCCACTTGGTATATCCGATGTTAAAGCCACCGTTCCTGCTGAACTTGGCAAGGTAATTGTCACATCGGTTGTGGACGCAGGTCCGATTAAAGTTACAGCATTTGTACCGTTGTCTGTATCTTCCTTAAATAGTATTGAACCTGCTGCTGATGACGAGCCTGATAAAACAGGTGCTGTCAATGTTTTGTTAGTTAAAGTAGCCGTTGACGATGTTGATACTAAACGAGCATCACCACCTGTGCTTGGTAAAGTTAGCGTGTTTGAGGCACTCTCTGAATGAGGGGCTGCATTTAATATCTGACCATGACTATTATTCTCACAGTTAAACTGTATGGCTCCCTGATTATCATTACCCTTTACTGTAACGTGTCCTGTGCCGTTTGGAGCTAGTTCTAAGTCTGCATTCGATGTGGTAACAATATCGTTTCCATTTAAGTCTAAATTACCACCAAGCTGTGGTGACGTATCGTTTACTACATCAACACCTGTAAGGCTTGCACCACTACCACTAAAAGCTGTAGCTGTAACTGTGCCTCCTATGGCAACATTGTTACTGCCATCCTCAACAACTATCTTGCTTGCAGGCACTGTGATAAACACATCTTTGGTTCCTGCACCAAAATCTACCAGATTATTGCTGTTAGAACTCGCTATGACTGATCGTGCTAGTGTTGTTCCAGAGGATGTGAATGTTCCTAGACCAACCTCAAAAGCACCATTTGTATTATCAACAATAGCATAATAGGTTGTATCAGAATTAGATAGATTAGCAGTAAAAGTTTCAAAGTTCGTAACTGCACCTGCCAAGGTGATTGTGCCTGTGCCTGTTGTCGTTGTCGTTTCACGAACTCTATCTGCTATTACAAATGCCATTATGCTATCCTTATTATTGCGTTGCTTGAGTCAGCCGTTGGGAATACAACGGTAAAGTCACCAGAAGATGCCGACTTATCGGCTCCAAAATCTAAAACGCACACAGATGTATCGCCAGTAGTGTCTTCATTGAATATTAACGCTCCTCTTGCTGTTAGCGTTACATTGCTGAATGTAAGATCAGTAAAATCTGTAAGAGCCGTTGTGCCTGATATGCTTGGGTCTACTCTTGTTAAGGTTCCACCTTTTGCTGTGTAGTTTGTTCCTGATACTTCATTACTTGTAGTGTAAGCTGTCGTTCCCTCACCTAAACTCGCACTTGATGTATACAAGGCTAATTTAAAAGTATTGCCCCCACTGTTTAGAAAATTGTGCTTTCCCTCTAGTAGTTCTTTTTTAAAGGACGTACACATTGCCTGTGTTATAGCCATTATAGTCTCCTTATGTGTTCAGCAAGCTGTTCTTGACCTGCATCTTTGATAGCGTTGTAAATAGTTGTTCTGTCTGATTTTATAGCTTCTTTCATGTAAAACGCTATAACTTTTTCCAAGTGTTCTTTGAACGCTCTTGCTTGTTCTCTAACTTCTGGAGTAGCTGTATCACTTACCTCTACTATTTTGTCAGAACATCTCTTAGCTATTTCTTCTGGTGTAAAGCCTCTGTTCTCTGTTGTGTGTACGTTTACTATAGGTGTTTTGGGTAATTCCATTAACATTACATTATCCTTGGTTCACCGTTTCTATAACTATCTCTCTTGTTTCTGCCATCAGCTAACTGACGTAATCCCTCTAACGCTTCCTCATATCGTGTTTTGTAAAATCCTACTATGTCTGGTTCACCTTTCATAAACGTAGCCGCCTCTACTAAGCTACCATAAAGAAGGGTAGACTCTGCGTTGTCTCCCAACCAGGAGGTGGATGATGTCACTATGGATGGTGGATCATAGTAATAGTGGAGTTGCACTGTGTATGTTGAGTCTGGAGTGGGAGCTATCAAAAAGTTATCTCCATCAAACAATGAGTAGTATACAGGAAGACCTGATGTTGCTGTAGCAGGATACGCTTCTCGTATAAAATTTACATCTTTTGGTAGCAAGAACGAATAGTTGCTACTGCCATCTACAACAGCGATAGAGAATACAGCTAGAAAATCTGTTGGCTTTGCTAAGAACCTGTTACTTGTAGAGAGAGATGTTGTTACGTTCTTTCTGAGTTCTGGGATAAGAATAGATCGGTATATTCTTTCTTCCGTTTGCCTGACGAAGTTAGGAATATTATTAACAAAAGTAGTTTCGGTGTTGTCTGTATATTCCTTGATAGCATTTGTTAATTCTGTATAATTCATTTCCTGCTCTTTTTATCTGTGTATAGATTATCAAAAATCTGGTTAACATCCAAGACATAATCTAAATCCGACTTTGAATAGTGAATGTGCTGTGACGGCAAAAAATCAGGAGGTCCTTCTCCTGTTTCAAACCAAGCAGGATGTGTAACACGCACTCTGTTGTTTGGCAAAGCAACTATGTTGCCTGTCCACTCCTCTGCATCTAGTAACTCTAAAACATGACTTTGTTTATGTTGTGCAGGGTCGTCAGCTATCTCACTATCCGTATAGTCCACAGTAAAATAATATTTAGCAGGATACATATTTCCATCTATCTTAGCTAACCAAGGGCATGGTGTAGCTCTATCCATAACGTACACTGCGTGGGTTCGGGAGGAACAATCCCACGGCTGTGCCATATGAACAGGCATTGGCTCTGCCCATTCCTCTACTGGAGTATCTCCTACTAAAGCTGTAATTGGCATCCTAGCCCACATAGCTCCACCATGCACGTTTGGATCATCAGTGTCATCTGACTCGCATCCTGTAAATATAACTTGAAAACTTAGACATCTATTTGGCATAGATGTTACTGCTATAGCCATAGCGTGTAAAAACTCACCATGATACTTCTGATGATTATGCGTATATTCTCTTCTAACCCAACACTTGAAGTGCGGTATATTGCTTTGTAAATATGCCATTTAACTTGTTGTTATTGATACCGTTCCAACCTGTGCAAATATTGGGTCTATCTTTGCATCAAAGTCATCAAAACGAGCCACCCCTACTTGTAGAAGAAAAGGCTCTATTCTGTCTGGTCTAGCATCTCTTAATGATTGTGGATCATTGGTTTTTATTCTGCCAACAAAATTTTGTGGATGATCTTTGTCAGCCACATCTCTGCCAACACGAAGACCTGTCCTCTTGCCATTGTTAAACTCAAACACCAACTCTTTTATAGGATATCTGAATCCAGTTCTATCGCATATTCCAAATGCGTATTTTCCTACTGCTTTTCCCATCTTAAACCGTAAAGAATGTGTTGTGAGGCACGAACTTTATGGACGCTGTTTCTGTGTCCTCTCCTGCCGCTAATTCAAACTGAAACTCATATTCTTGTTTTAAAGCACTTACTCTATTCGCCACCTCTGGTCTTTTCATAGCAATGTAATATGCAAGACCTGAAACTAAACACGGAACAAACCTTGGAGGTATAAAATTTGTGGTAGTTCCTGCTATACCAGAAGCAATACCATCAATCCCTTTCAGCCTAAAGAATGCCAACGTATATGTTGTATCTGGCACAGGATGCAACGTAACTGTTGTTGATCCTGCTAATCTCTGAACAAATATCTGATTTGGTTTACCTTGTGTATTCTTATTTGATTTCTGAGCAAATGTAGAAACGCTTATTCTGTTTACATTAGTATCAAGTTGCGATGTACCTGTTCCTGTTCTAATGGTATGCTCAATAATATCTATAGTATCTGTTGGCATGGTATAGGTGGCTGTTCCTGCTGACAAAGATAATGTGCCAGATTCTATGGTAAAAAGATTTATACCCCTGTTTTGCCACTCTAATGTTAGTATCTGAAAGCTTCTTCTGGCTGTCTTTAAATCATAACCAGAACGCATTTCAAGACCTGCTCTCTCATACGCTTCTTCAAAAAGCTCTGGTAAATCTGGTGTTACAACCGCCATGCTATCTCCCTAAAAGCACTATGGTACTTTTGTAATTATTATACACTAGTCCTCATTCTTTTCAATCACTAATGGTTTGCAATAAGCTGAGTAAGTATTTCTTGTTTGTCTCTCATTGTAGAAGTTTATCTTTTTAGCGTACCAGTTACATCTGTCTATACTTCCGTATTGTAAAGTATCATCATATATTTCTGACCCCTCTAATATTACAAGAATAAATACTAATGTTTTCATTTGAAGCTA